CACATTCTCGAGCAAGAAGATGCTCGAGGAACTCGATAAACCGACTCAGCCTGTTGTACCTTCGGAGACTTCGCCTGTCGATGTCTTGACCGACGGCACACCCTATGACGATCGCACGGCTGCCGCGTTGTTCGCGGCCCTTCAGCAGGCGCAGCCGACCCCCGCCCCCGTAGCGGCCACTACCCCTGTCGCACCGGAAGTTTCCACCCCGCAGACGCTTGAAGATATGCTCGCGGCCCAAGGCCCACCGACCACGGCCCCCGCGCCAGTGAACACCGGCCTTCCGCCGGGTGTGACGCAGGCGGATTTGGACGCGATCGCTGCGCAGTTCCGTCAAGCGGGTACGCCGGACATGCCGGCGATGAACTTCACGGGGGATCCGAATCAGCCGTTCTTTGACATGCGCTTGCCGGACGGGCGCGTGAACCCTGTCTACTTCGATCCGAACTTGGACAAGGCCGCGGTGCCGAACATGGGCCCGCGTGCAAACGAGCGAGACGGAGAGCCTGGCCGTCAGTGCCCGCCGAACATGGAGTTCGACTACGCGCAGGGCCGTTGCGTGAGGATTGGCAAGGAGGACGACAAGCCTCCCATTACTCCGCCCCCACCTCCGCCTCCTCCACCGCCCCCACCACCGCCACCTCCTCCGCCCCCAACGACGGGGTGCCCTGATGGCATGCAGCGGGATCCGGCCACGGGCCGATGTGCGCCTATTCCGCCGCCGCCTCCGCCACCCCCGCCGCCACCCCCGCCACCACCGGTCGATTGTCCGCCGGGGCTTGTGCGTGACCCAGTGTCCGGGCTCTGTGTGCCGCCGGGTCCGCCGCCGCCACCTCCTCCTCCTCCGCCACCCCCACCGACCGAGTGTCCTAAGGGGCAAGTATTTAGCACGGTGACGGGCAAGTGCGAGCCGATTACGATCACGCCGCCGCCCCCAACGGATTGCGGTGCAGGTTATGAGCGCAATGCCGAAGGCAAGTGCGTACCTATTCGTTTGGACCAGTGTCAGGAAGGCTATGTCCGTAGCACGGTGACGGGTAAGTGTGAGCCGATTACGATCGCTCCGCCTCCGCCTCCACCACCCCCGCCTCCTCCGCCCAAGCCTCCGGTGACGCCGCCGGTTACTCCTCCGGTAACTCCGCCTGTTCAGCCCCCACCGGGCAAAGTCACACCGTACGACCCGTCGGCCGCGCTCCTTGAGGCGTACAACAGGCTGTTCGGTAAGGGCACGGTAAACCTCGGCGGTTACAAGGGTCCAACGACGGGTGGTCCGCAGATCGGCTCGTCCCCTGTGACGGTGCCGACTCCGAACGTGCCTTCTGTGTCGATCTCGACGCCGACGGCCACTGGCGTGCGCAACATCGACTTCACTCCGGGCAAGCCGCAGTTCTTTGGCAATGTCCCGGGGTCCATGCTCCCTGGCACGTTGCCCTCGAACTACAACCCGATTGGCAATTACAAAGGCCCGCTGCCCACGGACATGATTGCGCAGAACCCGAACCTGAGCCCGGAGATTCTCGGTGGCTTGCGTGGGTTGGGTTACTACACGGATCGCTTGGGCAATCGCATCATGTCCCCGGGTGGCGGCCTGATGCGCTTTAACGAAGGCGGTGAGGTGAAGGAGGAGGATACGTTTGATCCGTCTTCCGACTCTGCCCAAGCCGCGCTTCGTCGGCTTTTAGCCCTTGCACCTGAGCGGACGCAGACCGAAGTGTCGGTGTCGCCTAATGCGCGTAGCGTGCGAAAGACGACGCGTAAGTCCGTTGAGAGCGGTTTGGGCAAAGGCATTTCCACGAGGATGGAAGAGGCCACGGTGTCGAAAGAGCCGACATCGCGTGAGCAATTAGACGCGATGAGCGAGCAGTACAAAGATCTGCTACGCAACACGCTGACCAAACCGACGCTCACGGCCCGCGGGCCATTAGCCGCGAGGCGTTTTGCTGAAGGCGGTCCTGCGGACAAAGAGCCAAGCTTCATGGACAAGCTCTTTGGTATGACGCCGTTGCAGGTGAAGACGTACGCGGAGTCGGTGCGAGACCCTGCCAAACTCAGAGCTCCGTTTACGGAGAAAAGCATGTCGGCGCAGGAGCTCGACAAGTTGCGGGAGCTGATTGGGATTGCGGAGTCGAATCCTGCGTTGAGCGAGAAGACGGGTAAGCCGCTGCCGGGTGTAGTGGACTACGCGCATCATCGCGAGCAGATCCGTCGTCGCAATCCGGACACGGGCTTGCCGTTGGCGCTTTTGGACTCTGACTTCAATCCTGGCGAGTCGGCGAACCTTCGCAACACGCTTGGGCAGTTTGTGTTCGAGCGGTTGCCTGATGGCACGTTGGTCGTGAAGGATCGTTATGACTACACGGGCGATGTAGGGGAGAAGTCGAACCTGCTCGTCAAGTACGCAAACAAGAAGGGCGTTGATCGTCCGGTCAACATCCGTATCCCACCCAAAAAGAAGCAGTAGCCATGGCTTCAAAAGAAGAACTGCGCAAGCTGATGCTTGCGATGAATCCGGACGCGGAGCAGATCGAAGAGGCTGTTGCCGCTGCGCCCAAAGTACCCAAGGTAGCCAAGTCGCTGGGCAAGGGCTTTTACGAAGCTAACGTCGAGCCGTTACTGTCTCCGTATGAAACGGCGACAGCAATCTTTGGTGCCGGCAAAGAGTTTGTACAAAACCCCCGCGACTTTTCGGAGAGCGTAGCAAAGGCTGAACTTCAGTATGCTTCGCCGCGTGCCGCGATCCGATGTAGTGCGTCCGAAAGGCCAGGGCGTGGTGCTTGATTACCCTGATGCGCCGTTGATCCCGATTGGGGACAAGGATCCGGGGCTAGATGAGGCGTATGGCACGACGCGTTTCCCGAAAGGCTTCGTCAATAGAACGATCGAGGATGGCCAAGAGCGGCTTAAGACACTTAACGCTCGTGGCGGAGTAAACCTTGATCAGAGCGTTGCGATTGATGAGTTCTTACGAACAAAATTTAGAAACTACTTTGTCAATCAGTTTGGCACCAAAGACGATCCGATCTTCAAAGCAATTAAGGAAGGTCGCTTGTCAACGGTACAGCTCCGAGAGCCTGGCGGTATCCGTAGTTACTTGCCGACGGCTGCGAAAGAAGGAAAGACACGGGTAAACCCAGAGACGAACGAAAGCACGTTCTATCCCACCAGCACTGCAAAAGAAGCGTTGGAGGATATCAACAAGATATACGACCAGATGACGGGTATGCGCGGTACGGTCATTGCCAATCGCACGGTGGGCAGTCCCAAGAACGAGTACTCGGTATTAGACACTGAACGGGAAAAATCCCAACAACTGCTAAACGAAACAAGCGAAGCGTTAGTAGCAGAAGGCAATCGCCCGCTTGAGATCAACCCTTCAATGGGCATCCTGGGCTACAAAGACCCGACCTTTGCTGCAAAGCTTCCGCCCGGAAAGCGCTTGTCAGACGTGACCCCGCTACAGGGTCGTCGCAGGTCTTCTACTGCATCCGCCGACATTGCAGCGTTGATGCTTGCGCAGCAAGAAAACCTGCCGAAGTCTTTGCGCATGGCCATAGAGAAAGGGCAGCCCATCTATGACATGTCCCCATCAGGGGCGTTGGATGAGATACTGGCCCCTGAGCCGTTGGTCGATTACCTCGCCACGCTATCTCCGCGAGAGATTAAGAACCTTCGCTACGAGGATGCCGTCCGCGGCGCGTCAAAACTGAATGAGTTGAGTAATCAGCGCAAGGCGGTGGTTGAGCGGATTAGGGAAGGCAAGCCTGTAGATAACAAGATTTTTATGGAAGGCGTTAGCGCGCCCATCATTAACTACGACGAAAAGGCGCAATTCCCAGGCTTTACTTGGCGGCAGATCACTGATCCAGAAGCGACCACCATAGAGGGCGCCTACATCGGGCACTCAGTAGGCGGCTATGCTAAGGAAGGCATGTACTCTGCGGATGCCAAGAAGGACTTTAGGTCTGGGGCAGCCAAGATCTATACGCTGAGAGACGCTGAAGGCAAGCCGGTCACTACGGTAGAGGTCAAAGAAATAGAAGGCCGTGGCCCCATCGTTACTCAAGTCAGGGGCGCTGGAAGGAAGACAGGGAACCAGGCGGACAAAGCTCCGTATGACGCTTTGTTGGTAGACCTCTTTAATGCACTTAACGTAGCAGGCGTATCAGAGGCCAATCTTCCCCCTATGGCCAAGGCGTACCAGAAGCAACGAGAAGCTGCGACTCGAGTGCAGGTGCAGGGTCGACTGGGGGCACCACAACCAATCGGCCGTCCTGCGCCGCCGGCCGCTCCCGTAGATCAGGGCATTGGGCAATTACCCGAGGCCCCACAGAACTTACCGAACGAGGGCTTTATCCAGCAGATGCTTCGTCGTTTGCAACGGGATCAGGATTGACCGTAGCCTTCTTTGCCAAAAAGTATTAGGATCTCAACATGCCAATTGACAAAGCTATCAACCAAGCCCCGGACGCGGACATTGTCGTGTTCGAGGAGGACGCCGCCCCTGAGATCGAGATTGTCCTGGACGAGGACGGTGGGGCGATAGTCGAGATTGGTGAGCAGGAGGCGAAGGAGGTTGACTTCTACGCCAACTTAGCCGAGGTCATTGAGCCGGAGGCCTTGGCCCGGATAGCCATTGACGTGTCTGCTATGTTCGAGGCGGACAAGGGATCGCGCTCGGATTGGGAGCAGATGTACGCCAAGGGGCTGGATCTGCTGGGCTTGCGCATGGAAGAGCGCACCAAGCCCTTCCGTGGTGCGGCTGGTGCAGCCCATCCGATGCTGCAAGAGTCGATCATTCAGTTCCAAGCACAGGCTTTCCGTGAGCTGATGCCCGCGGGCGGCCCTGTTCGCACGCAGATCCTGGGCAAAGAGACGGTGGACAAGTTCCAGCAAGCCGCTCGTGTGCAGGATTTCATGAATTATCAGATCACGACGGTGATGGAAGAGTACACACCGGAGTTCGATCAGCTCCTGTACTACACCGGATACGGCGGATCGACGTTCAAGAAGGTGTACTACGACGCTCAGTTGGGCCGAATGGTGTCCAAACTGTGCTTGGCGGACGATGTTTACATCCCGTACAACGGTTCGAGCGTCGTTTCGCAGTGTCCGCGGCTGACGCATCGTCTTGCGATGGACTCCCGAGCCAGATTCAGGCTGCGATCGACAAAGTCGTGGGCGTGCAGCCCACAGACTCGGCTGGCGAAGTGTTTTTGCTTGAAATGTTGGTCGATTTGGACATTCCGGGCTTTGAAGACATCGACGAAAGCGGCGAGCCGACCAAAATCAAGCTCCCGTACGTTGTTACTTTGGCCGAAGACTCGCTTGCGGTTATCGGAATTCGCCGAAACTGGAAGGAAGAGGACGAACTCAAGCGCCGTCGCAACTATTACGTGCACTATGTGCTCGTCGAAGGCCCTGGCGCGTACGGTTTGGGCTTTGTGCACCTCATCGGCGGCCTCTCAAAGGCCGCAACGACGGCACTTCGTCAATTAATTGACGCCGGAACGCTGGCAAACCTGCCTGCGGGCTTCAAAGCCAAGGGCGCGCGCATCGCGGACGACTCAGATCCGATCCAACCGGGCGAGTGGCGCCGCTGCTTGGGTTCCTCGTTGACGCTGGTAAGCGGCTCTCGAGCACGGCCGACATGCAGGTCGGCGACGGAAATCAGTACGCGCAGGTCGGAACGACGCTCGCGTTGCTCGAGCGTGGCTCGATGGTCATGTCGGCGATCCACAAACGCCTGCACTACGCACAGTCGTTGGAGTTCCGGCTGCTGGCCGAGGGCTTTGGCGAGTATCTGCCGGATGAGTACCCGTACGAAGTGCCGGGTGCGAGCCGGAAGATCAAGAAGGCCGACTTTAACAAGATGGTGTCGGTGCTTCCGGTTGCCGATCCGAACATTTTCAGCAGCGCGCAGCGTATTCAGCTCGCACAGATGCAGTTGCAGATGGCACAGAGCGCCCCGCAGATGCACAACATCTACGAGGCGTACTACCGCGTGTACGCGGCGCTCAACGTGCGTGACATTGACGGCCTGTTGCTGCCGCAGAACAATCAAATGCCCCGTGATCCGGCAAGCGAGAACGCTTCTGTGTTGAACGGCATGCAGTTGAAGGCGTTCGCGGGCCAGCAGCATGATGCGCACATCGCAACGCACTTGATGATGGGCCTCTCGCCGATCCTTCAGGGCAATCCGATAGCGGCGATGACCTTGCAGCAGCACATCCTCGAGCATGTGCGCTTGAAGGCCGAGGAAGACGTGGAAGCCGATCTCTTCAAACTGTACGGAACGGATCCCGATCGCATGGTCTCGCCCATCCAGAAGGAAGGCATGGTCGCGATCAAGATCACCTCGTACATGCAGCAGGTTCGTGACCTCCAGAACCAGTTGGCTGGTGGCGGTGGCGGCGAAGATCCGCTCGTCGCGCTCAAGGAGAAGGAGATCGAGCAGCGCGCGGCTTCCGAGCAGGCCAAGATCCAGTTCAACGAACAGAAGTTGCAGTTGGAGCGTCAGAAGTTCCAACAGTCATCGCAGATCGATCAACAGAAGCTGCAATTACAGGCAGCAAAAATTGGAGGAGGCTGACATGCCTTTGAAGCGCGGTTCAAGTCAGAAGACCATTAGTTCAAACATCGGTGAGATGGTCGGCTCCTTCAAGAAGAAGGGCAAGATCGGCACCAGCAAGCCCGGCAGCGTCAAGAAGGCGACTGCTCAGGCCGCGGCTATTGCGTACGAGAAGGCGGGCAAGTCCCGCAAGATGGGCAAGGGCGGTGTGATGGGTCCGGTTAAGACCGTCAAGAAGAAGGACGGCAATCGCCCCGTCAAGATTTATTGATTGAAGCGCTTTCAGAGGGGGCGCTAACCCCTCTGCTTTTCATGGAACCTCACCATGCTGGAATTTGCAGAGTCTGTACTTCGAGAAATCAGAAAGCTGCGCGAAAGCGCGGAAGACATCGTCTTGGGTGGCAGCATCGCTGACATGGAGCGTTATCGCTTCATGATGGGCCGTCTCGAGGGATTAAAGCTGGTCGAGGAAACCGTGAAAGAGCTTTTGAAGAAGCGCACGCAAGACTAGTTTTAACCTGGAAGGAGACCTATGAGCGCAGATGCAAGACCCCTCACCGCTTTGGAAAAGAAGTGGCAAGAGGAGGAAGCCAACAAGGCACCGTCTCTCGAAGACGCGTACACCGTTGAAGGCTTGAAGCCCCAAAACCTGGATCAGGCTGTCATTGATCGTATCCCCACCCCGACGGGCTGGCGTATTGCCATCCTGCCGTATCGCGGTGCGGAGAAGACCAAGGGCGGCATTGCTCTGGCAGAGGAAACGCAACGTAGACAACAGGTCAGTACGGTCTGTGGCTACGTGTTGAAGATGGGCCCGATCGCGTACAGCGACGAGTCCAAGTTCCCGACCGGCCCGTGGTGCGCGGAGGGTGATTGGATCATCTTCGGCCGCTACGCCGGCGCGCGTATCCCCATCGACGGTGGCGAGATCCGGCTGATTAACGATGACGAGGTTCTTGGCATCGTTGCGGATCCCGAAGACATTCTGCACATGTGGTAAGGAGAGAAACCATGACGAACGAACAACTGGAGTTCAGTGTCGGCGAAGACGAACAGCCGGCAACTGTGAATTTGTCGGAAGACGGTAACGCGGAAGTAGTGCCCGAGGCACCGGAGTCTGCCCCTGCGCAAGCCTCGACCGAGAAGGAACTGGATCAGTACAGCGACAACGTCAAGAAGCGCATCGACAAGCTGACCGCTCGTCTGCGCGAGACGCAGCGTCGTGAGCAGGCGGCCTTGGAGTACGCCAAACAGGTGCAAGAGCGTGCGAAGCAGCTCGAGCAGCAGTACATCCAGACGGACGAGGGCCGTTTGACGGAGGCCAAGAGCCGTGTCGAGACGCAAGCGGTTGCGCTCAAGCAGATCATCCGCAAGGCCCGTGAAGAGGGCGACATCGACACCGAGACCGAGGCGCAGCAGCGTCTGGCTTCGCTCACGTACGAGCAGAACCAGATAGATCAGTCCGCCCAGCAGCGCACCGCGTGGCTGGCCCAGCAGCAGGCCGCGGCCCAACAGGCTCCGGTGCAGCAGCAGCGTCAGGTCGATCCTCGGGTCGAGGATTGGGCCGAGCGCAACAAGTGGTATGGCAAGGACAACGTGATGACTCACGCTGCGTGGGGCATCCATCGTCAGTTGATTCAAGTTGAGGGGTTTGACCCCAGCTCTGACGAGTACTATGATGAGCTTGACAAACGTATCAGAGACGCGTTTCCGCAAAAATTTGCTGAAGCCGCCCCTGCTACGCAGGCCAGGACTACCCGGAACGTGCAGACGGTAGCCCCTGCCTCCCGATCCTCAGGGATCAACAATGCTGCACGCCGCACTGTCAAGTTGACCCCCAGTCAAGTGGCAATTGCAAAAAAGCTGGGCGTTCCCCTTGAGGAATACGCCAAGTACGTGAAGGAGTAAGAGACATGAGCGACGTCAAAAACCTTAACCGCGTTTCCCGTGAGGCCGATACTCGAGGGAAGTCCGCGCGACGTAAACCATGGGCTCCGCCTTCTCGCTTGGATGCTCCCCCGGCTCCCCCTGGATACAAGCACCGTTGGATTCGGGCTTCGGCAGGTGGGGTAGAAGATCGTACGAACGTAGCAGGCCGTCTCCGTGAGGGGTACGAGTTTGTTCGTGCGGATGAATACCCTGACTTTCCGACTCCGACGGTGGATGACGGCCGACATGCTGGCGTGATCAGCGTGGGCGGTCTTCTCCTGGCTCGTATCCCAGAGGAGACAGTCGAGGAGCGCAATGCGCATTACCGAAATAAGGCGAACGACCAAATGCAGGCCGCGGACAACGAACTTCTGAAGAGCAATGCTCACTCGAGCATGGTCATCGAGCGTCCGAACCGCAGGTCTCGTGTTTCATTCGGCGGCTCTAAACAAGCCAGTGAATAACTTTTTTTAGAGGATTAATCAAATGGCAAACGTAGATAAAGCCTTTGGTCTCCGTCCTCTCGGCAATTTGTCTGCGACTGGAGCCCAGAAGCAGTACGGTTACGAGATTGCGGATAACCAATCAGGTGCGATCTATCAGGGCGACCTGGTGACGATCGTGAATGGCTATGTCGTTAAGTTCCTTCCGGGCACGCACTCTGCGGCGCTGGGCGTTCTCAACGGCGTATTTTATGTCGACCCGACCACGGGCAAGCCGACCTGGAAGAACTACTACCCGGGCAGCGTCAACATCACCTCCGGCAAAATCACTGCCGACGTGATCGACGATCCGAGCCAGTTGTTCATCATTCAGGCTGACGAAGACATCGAGCAGGCTGACATCGGCAAGAACGCTGATGTTGTCGGCACGGGTGGCAGCACCACCACGGGCGTCTCGACGATGGAATTGGATTCGTCCACCATCGCTGACACCGCGGCGCTGAACCTCAAGATCGTTGGTCTGTGGAACACTCCGGGCAATGAGCTTGGGAACTTCGCCGTCGTCGTTGTGAAAATCAACGAGCACCTGTACGGCAGCGCCGGCGTTAAGGCCGTAACCTGATATATAGGGGCATAAAAAATGGCTATTTCACGTGCACAATTAGTCAAGGAACTCGAGCCGGGTTTGAACGCCCTGTTCGGCCTTGAGTACAAGAACTACGAGAACGAGCACGCCGAGATCTACTCGGTGGAGACTTCGGATCGTGCGTTCGAGGAAGAGGTGATGGAGTCGGGCTTCGCTGAAGCTCCGGTGAAGACGGAAGGCGCTGGCGTTTCGTACGACCAGGCGCAGGAAGTCTACACTTCTCGCTACACCCACGAGACGATCGCCCTGGCGTTCGCGCTCACGGAAGAAGCCGTCGAGGACAACCTCTACGACCGTCTTGCCGGACGCTACACCAAGGCTCTCGCCCGTTCGATGGCTCAGACCAAGCAGATCAAGGCTGCCAGCGTGCTCAACGGCGCGTTTGACACCTCGGTCGGTGGCGACGGAAAGCCGCTCTGTGCTCTGGATCACCCGACCCTGTCGGGCCCGGATCTTAAGAACGAGCTGACCACCGCTGCGGATTTGAGCGAGACCTCGCTTGAGCAGGCTTTGATCGACATCGCTGCGTTCACTGATGAGCGTGGCCTGAAGATCGCTGTTCAAGGCTTGAAGCTCATCATCCCGAAGGAACTCATGTTTACGGCTGACCGTATCCTCAAGTCAACGCTGCGCGTTGGCACTGCGGACAACGACATCAACGCCGTGAAGAACATGGGCATGGTGCCGCAGGGCTACACCGTGAACCACTTCTTGACCGACCCGGACGCTTGGTTCATTAAGACCGACGCTCCGAACGGCATGAAGATGTTCCAGCGTGTTGCCATCAAGACTGGTTTCGAGGGCGACTTCGATACCGGCAACGTGCGATACAAGGCTCGCGAGCGCTACAGCTTCGGCTTCAGCGACCCGCGTGGCATCTTCGGATCGCCTGGCGCTGCCTAAGAGGCAA